GGCCCTGCTTCGCTGCCCATTCCCGATACTGCCGCTCTTCCTCGGGATCTTCGTATGTCATTGCGCCGCCAGCTTCCTGCTCTGCCTTGTCAGCCGCCTGCATTCCGTCAACAACCGTAAGCCAGTTGGCTTTGGCTTCTTCAGGAGTCTCACCGCCCAGCTTACCAAGTGCTTGACCAAACTGGTTCAGCTTGTTCATTTTGAAAGCTACAGTTTCATCCGTATCACCTGGAGCAGGAATCAAAGCCTTCACATAGTCTCGCTTCTCACCCTCTGGAGCTGCAGCACCTGTGGCTGTCCGTAATGCCGCCTCCCGCACTGTTGAGGCGGCTGACTGAAACTTCTGTCCCGCCTCGCTGCTCATAAATCGGGTTACATCAAACTCATTGGTCAGCTTATCCCAGAATCCACCAGAATCAGTTGGGTCATAACCCTCTGCAATAATACCTGTCATAGCATCCAACCCATTCTTGAAGGTAGTGGCGCGATACTCAGCCGTCTTCTCGGTAGCCGTCTGCTTGCCATTCTTGTCGCCAGAATTTAGTGCGGCCAGCTTCTTTATAGCCGTTTCTTCATCGAATCTACGGGTATCTTCGATGACAGCAGCAGCATCAAGATCCATATCCTCACCGCGCTCTTCCTGCCTTGTGGCCTCAGCTATTGCGGCTGCTGTGGCTGCAGCATTCTGCTGCGCGATGGTGTTCTCAAACTTACTTGCTGCCAGCGCCTGAGTTGCATCACCTTGATCCAATCTGCGGCCTGCTCTGGTGTTCTCAGTATCCTGCTGCTCCTTGGCTACCCTGAAGTCTTCAGCATCAATAGCGCCCTGAGCCTCTTCAGCATCCCTACGGCCTGCCGTTGCCTTATCCAGACCCTGCCTTCCCTGCCTCATCTGATATCCACCAATACCCTGCTTCACAGCGTTGGCAGCAATCTCTGACCAGGTGGGAGCAACGTAGATGTCACCAATAGTCTTACCCTTTGCAGCACCTGTGTTCATCACGGCATCCTGACCACCCTTCAACAGGGCAGCATACTGAGCTTCCTTGGTCTCCGGGTTGTAGTTGGCTCTGGATTGAAGTGCTGCGCGTTGCTCAGGCGTCATGGCGGTTTGGCTTACCATACCGGGAGGTGGTGCCTGCGTGTCAGGCGACATCATTGGGCGAGCTTGGCCTGCCCTCATAGCTTGAGCCTGCTGGTATTGAAGAAGCATCCTCTCTTCTTCTGGTGACATATTTCCGTAGATGTCTGGCATTACTTATCCTCCGCCACCAAGGTACGCACCACCAAGAGTGCCTGCGAGACTTCCAATGCCTGCCCAAGGACTGGAGGCTTGATCGAAGTTACCTTGATCAACACCAGCTTGATAGATGGGTGCAGGTTGCGCTGCAGTAGCCTGTGAGAAGTTGGGCATTGCAGGCGATCCGACTTGCTGGCCACTCATCAGTGCGTTTATCTCGTTCAGGCTCTGGTTACGCATACCCTGTGTCTCAGCCAACTGCTGCTGCCTGATCTGGTTCGCGTAATTGGCTGCATCCTGATTCATACCGTAGTTCTGCTGGTTTGAGCTAAGCGCCTGACCAAACTGACTGTTGGCTTCACCGATAGACTGCTGACGCTGCCCCATATCCTGCCCAAACAGCTGAGATTGCTCACCCAGACCCGCTCTGACCGCATCATACTGCGCCTGACCGTAAGCATCAGTCTCCTGCTGCCCCAATCCTGCCATTTGAGACTGCCACGCTGAGTCCTCCGGGCCTAAGCCCTGATTCCGCATTCTAGTCTCTGCTGCTTGCCTCTTGCCTGCGTATTGCGGGTCCAGACGGGAGGTGGCCTTGCCCATATAGGCATCTTCAGCTCTGGCTCTCATACGAGCTGGATCACCCAGCCCCTGAATGCCCTCATAGCTCTCAGGCAGGGTGTATTGACCCTGTGGAGTGCCCGCCATCGGGTTTAGACCGTCATAGTTCAGCTTCTGACCGAACTCATCACCCATACGGCCTACAAGACCACCAGCGATGTCCGTTCTACCACCCTGCAGGGCAATATTCTTGTCCAGCAGTGCCTGTAGCTCAGGTGTTAAGCCCTGAGTCTGACTCCACTGTGTGGTTGTCTCATTACTGCCGGGATCTGTATAGGCATTGGCATCCCATGAGGTATAGCCCCAAGGAGTGTACTGAGTAGGCCGGTTAGCATAGGTCTGGTCACGTACCACACCCTCATTCGCTTCACCTTGCGCTACTGCCATATCACCGTAGTCTGGACTGCTCTTACCACCCATGATCTATTCCTCTATTTGCTTAAGGGGCTTGCATAGCCCACTGGTACGTTGGCGCCGGGAGCACTTGTCCCCTGCGGAGTCCATACCTGATTGTACAGCTTGTTCAGCGCCTTCCCATACCCACTATCATTCGGGTTGTCGTTTTGCACATAGTCACCAAAGGCACTCTGGTCTAAAAAGCTGGGTGCATCTGACAGATTATTGTTCTTGTTCAGATAGTCCAGAGCATCACCGCCAAGACTGCCTGACAGGGAACTGATGATGTCTGTATTAGAGGTGCCTGGACCCCAGTTATAGTTCTGGTTCAGGCCAATCTGAGTGCCGAGTGAGTCAGGCTGCCCTGTCCCTATCTGGACTTCAGGAAGATCGGCCCATGCCCACGGGTCAGTGAAGTTGTTGTTCGCGTTCTCACCGGGCGTGTAATCATTGGCATACCAGTCCCTGCCCTCATCGGTATTGAGCCATGTGTAGAATTCCTCGTCAGTGGCAGTGCCGCGAGTGGACTGTGGCTTGGCAGCCAATGCGCGGGCGTTGTCCTCACGGAAGTCATTGCTGGCCTCCTGTGTCCGCATGTCCTGAAACTGCTGCTGGTAGAAGTCCTTGTTGGAGCTGGATTCATAGCCTATGAGGTCAGGACGCAGACTCTCTATCATAGAGTTCTCGCCTATGGGCGCCACATTGGTGCCTTGGTCGCCTGCAAACTTGGCTATCCGCTGTGCCTGAGTCAACCTGTCATAGCTGTAGTTGGGATTAGGTCCACCATCCTCGTACTCACCAGTCTCGAAGTTGAATACGGGAGCATCTGCTGCTACATGGTCTGGATCACTTTGAATTCCACCCAGCGACAGCCGGTCATTCATCGCCTCAAAGTCGAATCCTGTGTCCGTGTTCTGATCGTCGTACCAGTCCTGACCGGCATCAGTATTCAGCCATGTATAGAAGTCCGCATCCGAGACTCCATTCGGGGGTATAGGGACCCCATTCGGGGGTATAGGCTTGCCAGTCTCATCCAGTGTCTGCCTGCCATACCACTCCCTGCCTTCAGGAGAGTCTAGCCAGATGTAAAAGTCCTCATCGGAGGTGTCGTTACCGCCGGGTGACCATGTTGGCTCCCACTCTGGTGTCCACTGCGGCTCCCACTCACCAATCTTATTGCCTGGGTTAACAGGAACGTCATAACCATTCGCAGCAGCCCATTCCCTACCTTCAGGAGAGTCGAGCCAAGCGTAGAATTCAGCATCAGTGGCTGTACCTCCGCCACCACTGGTTGGGGCGCTCAGCCTTGGATCTGGTGCAGTAACCCGCTGCTCCTGTGTCTTCCCATCGAGGCTGTATACCGGCGACTCATCGAGGAAGTCGAACGCACCTACCGTTCCACCCGTGCTTGCAGCGTAGATTGCCCTGTTCTCTGGAGTATCACCACCGGGAGCACCTACCCAGATAGTGCCGCCACCTTCATACTTGCCAGTCTGTTCGTTATATACGGGCGCCGCTTCACTGTAACCAGGATTACCCGCTGGGCCGCCCAGACTCAGTGAGCTACCAACTCCGTATGCCGCTTGAGCAGCATCCATTTCTTCCTTTGTCCATGCCATTATGCTGCCTTCCTTAATTCTTGTGGTAGCCACTTACAATCTTCACGTTTCATGCATAGGACCACGTAATCAATGCCTTCCGCGAGGGCATCAGGAATTCTGGCGACCTCCACCATTCCAATATGCTTGTCCAGCCTAAGAGCCCTTTTGTTATTAGAAGGCACGAGGCCGAAAATGCGCTTACGACCGCACTGGATAAAGAGGTGGCGAGCAATTTCATGAAGAAAACCGTGCTTAATAACGAGAGGACTGTCGATAGCGAAATGAACAGAACAAGCATCCACAGTGAAACTATCAAAGGCTGCCATAGCTCGGATGCCGGTATCGTCGTAGCAGATAAGCCCCTGTGAATCTTCACAGAAGATGACCTTCGCTCTGTCTCGTATCCAGTTCCATTCATCCTGTGTCTCCAGAGGCTTAAACTTCACAGCAATCCGCCAACATCAAACAGCATATCCCATCCAACCAGTGTCAAACGGTTGGTGGAGTTACCCTTCATCGCTATAGCTACAGACCTACCAAGGCCCATAGCCCCAATGGGGATGCTGCCACTACTGAGTCCGTAGTCCCACAAAGAGTCATCCCAGTTCGATGTGTCCCAGGCAGTACCATCTCCCGCAGTCTGTGCAACAGGAGCTGCGAGATTAGGTGATACGTTGTAGTCGAACACTGCCTTCACATTGACTGCCGCAGTGCCGTTAAGGATGCCTATCGGGCGGATAAAGGACACTCGCTTGTAGGCTGCATGGTTGCCCAATCCCTGAAAGCTGGTGAGCTGACTCCACGGGATGCTTTCTCCAAGCGTTCCATCCAGCTTGGTGCCATCCAGTGTCGCGTCATAGATGTAGACAATACCGTCTGTGCCACCTAAGTAATATTCGCCATTCCACACTCCACCGCACAACATAGGTACGCCGCGCCAGAAACCCCATGCCTTGGTAGATATGTTCTGGTTGTATTGGAGGTACTCACCACTGCTGGGTTCTGGCGTGACAACCTGCAGGAAACCATCTGATGGGTTGGCGTTAAGTGCCCAGCCTGGACGGTCAATGCCCTCTTGGACATCAGTTCGCAGGAAGCGGTTTACCTTTGCGCTGGGTGATTTCAGCAGCTCATCAGCACTGGTGCCTTCCAGCAAATCTCGTATGCTCGTAATGCCGTAGACCGACAGGACGTACAGCTCACTACCTTGTGATATGGCCATGCGGCGGCTATCAGGCAGCTCACCGATAAACCATGCACCTACGTTTGTCCACGGGCCGCCCAACAGAGGCTCGCTGCCTGCTATCGACTCAGGGTCATCACCCTTATAGACTAATACGTCACCGGCACGAGACAAGGCAATCAGGTAGTCATCAATGCCTTCACCACCATCCATAGTCCAGTTGTACAGCGCAGATAGTCTGCCACCATGCGGCATCTTGGAACCAAAGGTAAACTTCTTCAGCTCGCCAGCAATGGAGTGGATAGGTAAGTACCAAGCATCTGAAGACCCTTCCAATATCACCCATATACGCTGCTTATGGACCGTGACAAAGGCAACGTCAGCAACAGGGAACGGCACTTGTACAGGAGGTTCGGCATTATCACTTCTGGTCCAGTTGGCAGGAGCTGCCCAACCGCCGCCTGTCTGATAGGCAAAGATGCCATTCAGGGGATCGGCGTAGTACAGATATTTGTCTTCATTGTCGGCAACGAATTCACAGTGAACACCCCAGCCTGCAGCCTCACCCTGAGTGGTGAATGCCTGATCTTCGACAGGTGCCGTAGTGTTGAATAGGGAGACATTATAGATGCCATTTTCTGTGACAGCCCACATCTCATCATCGCCGGGATTACGTCCCTCATAACCGATAATGGTTCTCACATCACCATCCGCACCAGTGGCCCACTCGCGCCAACCTTTTCTCAGGCGCATGCCGTATTCGACAGGCATCATATTGTAGGTGTAGATACAGTCAGTACCGGGCATCTCCATCAGGCTATTGAGTGCGTTCACACCACCCACACTGGCAGGCACAGACGTCGAGGTGATACTCGGCTGGTTTCCCCTGCTTCGGCCTAGCTTTGGAGAACTAATACCCATTAGCTACCGTATCCTGTCCAAGGCACATTCCACTGGTTGAGTAGCGGAATACCCGTACCCGCACCAGCTGCGTTGATTACCTGAGCACCCGTGTCCTTACCTGTGCGTCCAAGGAATAGGCTCTCAAACTCTGCTTTTGCATCCTGTGCAGGCAGGCCCTTGGCAGATAGGAACATCGCCTTGAGCATCTTGATAGCCATAATTGGCTCAAACATCACCAGATCAGCACCATCACCGATAGTGTCGCTGGCTATCTTGGTTGTCGGGTCCGTCACCCAGTTACGCGACTGGTACTGAAAGGCGACCTCAATCCCAGGCGCAGGTGGCTGGGGGTAAAGCTCAAACTTGTTCCCGACTATCTCAAATATGGCGTATATCGGAGATTCAAGAAATCCTGAACCGTCCAGATACGACCATGACTGGGCAGACATGGGTCCACCTACGGGCAGCCTTGATGTCTTGTTCCAGCCTGTCTGGTCGATCATAT